CGTTTGCGCCAATATTTTTGACTCTTCAATTCACCCATTTTTGTTTCCCTTTTTAAAACGTTTGTCAACAGTATACGATTCATAAGAATAAGTTCTGGACCCAACTTTTATTTTTTCGTATAAAGGATCAAGCCTTAATAAAAAACCACGCCAGGCCGGAAGCGTCGTTGGTAGTGGGGTTTGTTTTATATCGTGAGCAAACTGATCAATCATTAGCACTATTTCATCGTTTGAAATTCCTTGTTGTCGAAGTTTTTTAAATGCTTTCATTAATGCAACACCATTGACCGGGGCAGACAAAGTCATTGTTGTCGGCACAACAGTATTTTTGAAATAGTAAACAAGCTCCTTAATCGACGTTTTCTTTTTTGGTTGTTTAACAACCTTTTTTTCGTCGTCTGCTCCTAGCGCCTTACCCCAAGAATCAGAGTTCATGTCAATGACTCATAAAGTGTTTCATACAAACCCGCTAGCTCTTGTTTAAATAAATCTTCATTACCTTCTTGAGCTAGCACGGATACGGCTATGGAAAATAAATTGCTGGTGTGGGCGTTTACTAGCACAATTGGTATTGAGTATTTGATTTTTTGTTCTAGTAAATCATTGGCCCAATGATTAAAAAAACTTTTACGTCGCCCAATCTCATCATCGTAATTACCCGTAGTCCACCCATCTAATACGCACGACCACCCAGGAAGTGTGATGTCCATGTACCCGCGCCACATACTGGTAGATACCCATTCCGCCCTGACTATAAGTGGTTTCTTTTTCCAGGTAATGGGGGAGTCTCCGTATTCATCAAGCTGTACAAAGTTTGCAATGTAATATGTGTTTACTTTTTCGTCATCTATTAAATAAATTGTTTCGCAGTTATCAAGATCTGCACTGTAACAACTTTCGCAAAAGGGACCATCACCGTTTTCCGGATACCATGAAAAATCTTCTTCTTCAATTCTTGCTTCGCAAAGTATGCAAGCGTTTTTTGTGGTCATATTAGTTTTCCGGTTTTTTCTTCTTTAACTGTTGTTGCCACCTGGGATCAGTGTTGAACAAATCTAACTCACCTTTAGACCTCCGCCCCCTGGGTCGGTTTTGTTTTAGGTTAGTCTTTCTTGATTGGGTGTCACCAGTGACACCCCTAAGGGGTGTCTGGCGTGACACTGGGGGGGTGTCTGAAGTGTCACCCCTTTTGGGGAGGGTGTCTAACGTGTCACCCCCAATTTGAGCAGCTGGATTATTGAAATCAATGACGTACTTGTTACTTAATTGCTTACCACTCTTACCGTGCCGGTGATTAAATTTGACCACCCTGATCTCGCTTAGGCGAGCCATCGCTCGGATAACTGTGCGTCGACTGTATCCAGTTCTTTCTGCCAAGTGCTCATACGACGTGGTCAGCTCCTGGGTTTCATTGTCTAGGTACTGCAACGCCGTGACCAATACGTGGAGTGATACGGAATCATTTTTAATGTAGTCCAACACCCACTTAGGGACCGGTATAAATGGTCCTCCAAATTTATTTACGCCCATACCTGTTTACTTCCTTTCTTTTGTGATGCTATTATGTATCCCAAGGGTAATATCTTCACCCGAATCTGCGGCTGGCCTTCGGGAATACAACCGTGGACCTGTGGGGGTTGTGGCCGGGGGGTTTTCCCTTCTTGACCCCGGCCCCCCCACAGATGGTCAGCTCAAGGTTTTAACAAATTTGATGATTTGATCCCTTGAACCGGTAAACGAATCGAGTACTCCCTGCTCGTTGACGTAAGACAATACAAACATCACGCCAGACGCGTTAGGATTCGTTTTAAGGGGAATTTCTGGTTGGGGGGTTGTCTCCCTAGGGGTAGGCGTTTTTGACGCATCCTGGGGCTTCCTAGGGGCCTCTGGTGCCATTCTAGCAGGTGCTTCTTCTAGGTACAGAGGAACCAAGCCGTTACAGAGGTCAACCGTGGACATCCCACGGCTTAGCGAGGCCGTGCAAATCTCTGTTGTCAATGGGGTGGGGACACCGTCGTGTTCATCCCATAAAACCAGCGTTGTATATTTTGGGTAAAGGTCAAATGCGTCAACCATTAAGTGGTTGGCTTTGAGTACTTCTCCAGCTGACCCCTCAACAGCAGAATGTATCTTTGATGTTCCGTCGTGTATGACAGTAAATTGCCCTTTTTTAAACACAAGCAGCCAATCCAGTACATGGGCTTGACCATCCGAAGGTTTGCCATCCCAAACATAAACAATGTGGGAGTCTTCTTGAAGATCGTGCAACCCCGCTTGGATTACCGACGCCTCTGCTGTTCCTTGTCCCGCAATTAAACAAACACGTGTTCGTTCCATGTTGTTCTCCTATTTGAGTGATTTACGAAAGGCCATGTCACCCATCAAGGTTAGACAGCGAAGGACGGTATGGCATGCACCGGCAAGTGTGGCGATAATTAGACCCCCAAGAACCATGTTGTCAAGGTCGACCAGAAAAGATACTGCGTACGACGCAACAATTCCGGCCAACACCTTAACCCAAGTCATGGGCTCTTTTGGCAAGAGTAAATCCACCACTTGTAAAAGTTTGTAGACAGCTAATGCTCCGAGTATGTATTCCATGTTGTTCCTTTATGTTTTGCCGGGAATCCAATCATAGACTATTTCGTAGTTGATTGAAGTGTCAATCAGCATAGTGACTGGAAGAAGTTTTGGCAACACGCGCTCAATTGCATCAATCGTTTTCTTACGGTTTGTCGTATACGTCGAATACGATGCGTAAGTATTGCCAGACCACTGGTGGTCAGAAAATGTGTTTTGATAAATAAATCCACCAAAGTCAGATGAGCCGTTAAAGTAAATGCCGTATGTTCGCGGCTCCACCATCCACTTCGTAAAAAACATGGTTGCTCCGGCATTGATTTCAAAAATACCTACTGGGTATGACGCGGAAGCGGATGTAGTTTCTGGCATGAGCATAACTGTTCGACCTTCGGGGGACAAAGCTGCTGGCATGATGCGGTTAGCAAGTTTTGTTGTTGACCAATTGTTAAAAGTTGTTGACGAACTTTGCCACTGCGAACCCCAGAATTGTCCCGCGCTAGCAGTAAGATTGGCCGACATCCAGTAATTAATATCTTTATCTACCGGAACACCAAGCAAGGATGTCAAAGCAAATTGAGCAGATCCAGATCCGGTGTTTGTAATTAATAACCCACCACTTGCACTAATGTAAGACACAGATGCTGTTTGGGCGGAAAATTTCCACTTACGTGTCTCCGTGGTAATGACAAACAATGAGTCCGGAATTAGGTTTGCTTTTTCTGCGTACACACGAAACTTAAAACGTGGAGATGAATTAGATTCAACAACGTCAACCGCGCAACCACTAAGTGCCGTGAGATAGGCCGTGGCCGACTGGAGAGTTCCTTTTCTCTGCCGGTAATATCCAATGTCTTTTAGAACTTGTCGAATTTTGGAAACTCCAAGTTCCTCAACACTAGATTCCAATCCCATTTGCTTTGCCAAGTAATTGACTGAATTTGATTCACACTTGTCAGGGTCGTATTGTCTAACTACTGCATCAATAAGCGTTCTTTCTTTGTCCATTTCAAAACCAAAGATGTAAAGAAATCTGTACAAAAGACCACGGTAAAGGTTTTCAGGGTCGTTATCTGTTCCATACACATCCGACTGTTGATGGTGGTAGGGAATGCGGTTCCATAGTGCATCAATTGATTTGTAATCAAACGGAACTAATTCTTGAATTGCTGCGACTCGTTCGTACCAATTAACACCACTGGGACCCGTTCCATTTTGATTCCAATGCAGGAAGAGGGAGTAGTACGCCCATTTACCAGATTCAACACCCACATGATCACTTGCGTACGTGTTGTCAAAGTGTTTTTGTGTCTTAATTATAATTCCATCAGCAACTGTTTCAGGAGCTCCTGTAGGTGAGTAAACCAAAACAATATTTTGAATGTTTGTATCACCAACGCCATTTAAATTTGGATTTGCCAATGCTAAAGGCGACCACGACAAACGAACTCTGCCATGGTCAACCGCTTGGGCAGAAAGAAAGGCTTCAACACCAAGACCAGCAACCGGAATAAGAAAACCATCAGCCCTAAGAGCAGAGTCAGAATCAATTCGGTTAGTCCCACTCGGAGCAGTTGTGTCTGTTGCTCGTAGGTATGAACCAAATGGGTTTGCGTCGGGGCTGGCAGCAAGGTCAGCCCGTCTAACCCTAAAAGATACAATAGCCATTACACCTCGGTTATCCCACCACTACCGTTCACCGTGATCTCGGTGAGAAGGAACAACTTGGTGTTATCGGCCTGTACTCCATAAACGTTTGGACTTGCACTAATTAAATCAATACCAGATGTTGATGTGGTGAACTTTGTGATGTTTACGTAATCAACACCAGAAACGCTCATAATTAATCGATATAGTTCGCCAATTGTAATTTTTTGTCCAAAAGAAACAGCGTCAAATGGGAACAAAGTACGAACAGCGGATTGGACGTCGTCAACAATTTTGTCTTGAATGTAGGCGGAAAGAACCGCAAGATCACATTCAATTTTCACTTTTTGTAGGCTGACCGACGGCATAATTACTGAGTTAACTCCAACCATCTCCCTTGGTCGCAGGTATTCATAAATCAAATCCCGATACGAATTGTTCAAATACAGAGGACTTGTAGTTGCGCCCTCAGCAAGTGTTCCGTCATATGAATCCTGCGGAGTAAGTGCAAGAATCTCAACCTGGGCATTCATGTACGTTGTTACGGAAGCTGACACACTTGCCGATGCCACATTTGCCGACGCAACATCATACAAAAGAGAAGACCCAGTTGACCCAGCTTTTACAACAAACGTACCGTCAAAGGGTTCACCCACTCCAAATATGGCAATTGTTTCACCAACTGAAAGTCCATGCGCCGAATCAGTAGTCAACGTGGCAACACTTGCTGATAAAGCTTTGTTTGTAATTCTTCCTCGTTTTGCAATCTTACCAACATTGACTTTTGCCGTTGCCTTAACAATACCGGGCACACGTAAAGTAAGATCAATGTAATCCTGCAATGACACGGCCCTGTCCTGCGAACGAAAGGCGGCTGGAATGTTGTTTTTTAGTGACGCAGCACTTTCTGAATCTGAACCACCAAAAGCCCGCGATGTGTTTGGAGTAATAACAATTCCGTCGTACGACGGCCCCAAATTGTTAGTAAGTGCTTGAAATTCTTTAATCGCATTGGATGCTACGTTTCCAGCAGAGCCGCGACTGCGACGATATACAATGTTGATTAATGCATTATTGGTCGGGACTTTTCCATGAACCCCGTTACCAAAATTTAAGGTAGACGAATCGTCAGAATTAAGATCAACGGAATAAACAAGAGCAGTGCTTGGGTATTCGATAAGGCGCTCGACGTTTCCATAACGAATTGCGTTTCCACCCACTCCCTCAAAAACGTCAACACGAATAGAACTGTGGACCACTCCAGTTTTGTCTAACGTAAATTTTTGAGTAGCCAAACCGTTACTAGTAAACGATTGGGAAAAGATTTCTCCCTCAACCACCGGAACAGTCACAGTAATTGATTTTTGATAAGTGTCATATCCGACAATTGGTGTCCCACTAACGTTAAACGCAATATTACGATCAAGAGTAAAAATAACTTTTTCAGCACCTTCTATTAAGGGTGTTGCTAAAAACTGGGTTCCCGCTGGAATTAATATTGGTGAAGCATCTGTTGCTTCAGATAAAGACGCGTTTAACTTAATAGAGGACACCGCAGCAGTGCGCCCAATCGGAATGTAGTCAAGGAGTTTTGCAATAGACAACAACGAATCACGTTGTGTTGCAGTTTCCAAAAATGTTTCTCGAGATGCTCGGTCAACGTAATAATGAAGAACATCCCCCATGTAGGCCCACAAATCCACAAGCAACATTCCAAAGTCTGACTGATCTCTGCTCGTCCACTCTGGAAAAATTAACGTGGCGCGTTCCAACAGCGCGTCTTTAATTGATGCAAAGTCACGATTTGTATAGTCAAAACTTAAAGTCATAGAATTGATCCTTCACCCAACTCGTCGGGGTTTACAATCTGAACAGTAGCTGTACGAACTCCAAATGCTGGGAGGTTGTATGTTACTTCAACCATTACGGTGTTTTCAGCATAAGAAGATAAAGTATCGTTTTTTACTTCTACCAACTTTAAGTCAAGTATTTGAGCTCCTGACACGTTTTGTTTTAGACCATTAATCGCTTCATTTTTAAATTCACTAAATACTAAAGAATCGTAATTATCAAACAATAGTTTTGAAGTATTGCCCCCGTAACTGGGATTCATTGGTCGTTCAAGAACGTTGGTTGTTAGGTAGTCCACAATTTTTTGAGAAACAATGTCTTCGGTTTTTGTAAGCACAGCAAGACCACCGCCACTTGAAATCTGCAAAGGTATTTTTAAAACTGACATAATTTAACTCGGATTTACGTTGAGAATAAATACATTTGAAAAATCAATTCCATCAGCAGTAACAACTACTTGTTCTCCAATTTTTGGAACCGACCAAACACCATTTACAGGTTTACGCCCTATTTTAGAAACAGTCACCGCTGTATCCGGTCCAAACCGTGCCGGTATTCTTACTTTTATTTCCCCTGTTGTTGAGTTTGCCAATGATACGATTGCCCTATATACCCCCACCGGAGCCCTGTTGGTATTGTTATTAGTAAACATAAGCAAACTCTCGTGAACTTACCCATCTATTATTGCTCAAAATTGACGTTGGCGGATCCCGATAAATAGAACCAGGGGGCGTTCGTAAACCTTGATCGTTTGTCGCATCCGTTTTTAAGTTTAACGTTGTGACAAAATGCGCGTTATTTACTAGGTGTCTAACTTCTGAAACAATCCAGTAACCATCAAATTTTGAGTCATATTTGTTTACAAAAGCCAACCTTCCCGGAAGAGCTGTAGAGATTCCAATTACAGACACTTTCGCGTTCATTGGAAAGTTAAATCGAGTGTACCGATTTACAAACTGTTTTAACCCGTCTTGAGACACAGCATTCATAGAAATTTCGTGCGTAAATCTAGGAGTAAGTGTTTTGCCAAGTCCGCTGCTAGAACTGTTTGTTGACGTTACTTCTATCTCTTTTCTAAGAACATCAAACGATTTTAATGACCAATTTGCGTGGCTTCCATCTGGAGTTACGTCTCCAAACGTACCTTTAAATTCATAAATTGACCCAGGCTGTCTTTGCGCTGTCTCACCAATGCTGACTAATTGGGTTGGAGGCGTTGACCTAAAGTAAGAAGAAAAAGGA